CAGGCTCAACCGTCACCTGCGGAACGGGCGATGTGACCGGAGCGGTCGGGAGCTCCTCCGAATACTCTCTCAGAAAAATCATTTTGCAAAGCTCACAACGCGAATGGTGAAGGGAGAGCCGTCGGCCTGAATGAGCTTCTGACCATTGGCCATGATGACATCAAAGTCGTTGTCGACACCGGTCGTCGACAACCTCAGACGTGCGGCTGGCAGGATCTTGGCAACCTCCTGCCCCGTCAACGGCGTGCCGTCCGGGAGCTTTGCCTCGACGCCCTTGAGGCGCTCGAAATTGCGGACATTGCTTCGCACAGCACTCTCCAGATCACTCAGACGAACGCCGCCCTTGAGCGCGACCTTGTAGCCGTTGTGCTCCTGAATGTCTCCGACGATTTCCATCATCGCCTGCGTTATTGCTTCTCCAGAACTCGTTCCGTTCATGACCTTCCCAGCCGCCACCGCTGTGATTGAATCGACCACTTTTTCGCGCACTACGGGATTGTCAATAAGACCATTCAATGCCTCGACCTTGAGCGGAATACCTGTGCTAGGCGAAGTCACAATGCCGACCTTCGTCTGCTTTTCGGCAATACCCGATTTTCCAAGGAAGTAGTTTTCTGGAACGCCATTGGCACGCATTGATGGATCGGCAGAAAGCAAAAATCCCGTTGCATATTCGTTACCTAATTGGCGCATCACAATGCCCACACCTGCCTCACCAGCGGCGTCAGCAATCTGCCCCAAAAAGACAGCCTTGTCTCTCGCCCCCAAACCGTCAATCTTCGTTTTGAGTCGAGACACCTCCTCGGAACTGAAGATCCTTGCTTTCGTCCCATAATCTGTTGCCATAGAGTCAGCATTCTGAGCACGCTTCGTCACTTGGCCAACGATCGAATTGAGGTCATCAAAATCAATCCCCTTGGTGTCATAGTCACCGGTGGATATCGCATACGCAATCGGATCGTTCTTTCTCGACTTCGTGATTTCGTCTCTAGCTTTAATAAGGGCGTCGCGACGCTTTACCTGGCCAGCATAGTCATCGCTACCGCGGACAGGAGCCGAAGCTTCAATGACAGCATTCATTGCATCGACAGGCATCTTGCGAAATCCATGCATAGCAGCAACTGTCTCGGCGGTCGACTCATAGAGGTCATAGCGACGCTTACCTTCGGGTTCCCCATACGCCTCAACATACTGCTCTAGACTCAACATATCTGCATCCACTCCAGTCTCACCAATAAGCGCAAGACTGTTCTTCTCGCGGAGCGCAAGATCTTGACGCCACTCGGATTGAGCCTCCTTTTGCTTCGTCCAGACCGACGTGAAGAGCTCTGCACGACGAGCTCGAGAAAGGCCATCAATAAGCGGGAGACCAGTCTTTTCCGAATTAATTGCCCGCCATAGCTCATCCTTGTCTCCAGTAAGAGGATGCTTTGCCGCCAACTCAACTGCGAGCAACCCTTTTGACTGACGCCAAAGAGAGTCGTCAAGCTTTCGACGGATGTCCGCACTCATTGAATCTTCTGGAGCTGACCTCAACGCCTCAAAAGCACTTACAGGATCATCCTGAGCCCACGCCGAAAAGCGATTTGCCTGCAGCTGATCCATGTGCGCACGCTTCTGGTTTGCCAAGGTCTCGGCGTCCCAGCCCATCAGTTGAGCCTGGTAGTCGAGCTCCATGTCGACAGAGGCCGACGACTTCGCGAGATAATTGGGATCCGCATAGTGATTCGCAGCGTCCGCCTGCAAAGCCTCGACCTTGGACGAGGACGACTGCATCTGGTAGTGCCTCGTCTGGCTTGCGTTCCATCGCTGAGCCTGACTTTGAGCAGACTGCATGCGGTCATAGACACGGGACTGTACAACCTCACGTGCTTGCGGAGACAACTTGCCGACAATCGCGTTGACGTCACGAGTCATCGCCTCCATTGCGGGCTGGTAATCATCCATTGCATTGCGGCCCATCTTTGTGAGATAGCCGGTCTCTGGATTGTTGAGATGCGCGTCGATCGCACTCATCACCTCGCGCTCGGCATCGTCGCTTTCGGCCTTGATGACACGGGCGCGCTGAACGTCTAGCGCCTTGACCGCAGAGTTGGCCCACTCCTGCACAGGCATGAGCGCCTTCTTCATAACGGCGTCATAGTCCGTGCGATCTTGAGGCACGCTGATAGGCGAGAACCCAGAGTTACCCGAGTCCCGCACCTGAGGCAGGCCGCCCTGAAAAGTCGGAACCATTGGCATTTAGTACCCTCCGATCATCGTCTTCTTGTAGCTGGACGCAATGTCCGGGTAGTTCCATCCACCACTGCTTTTGCTCGTGTCAAACATCCCGGAAGCATTCATGAGCATGTAGTTGCTGGCCACTTGAGATGCGCCGCCCAACAGCGTCGTACCGAACTTGTCCCACTTGTTGACCTTCTGCGCCTCGGCCTGAAGCGCCTGAGCCTCGTAGCCGACGCCCTTCCACCGGTAACCCCACGCCTCAGACAAGGCATTCGACTTGATTTGATTGACGTCCATCTCCTTGACGATGTCAGTGGACGCTTGCATTTCGGCAGCGCTACCTTCGCCGACAGCGATGCCGTTGGCAGCAAGAGCCGCGCGCTGAGCAGACTTGACCTGCCCAGCAGCCATCGTTTTTGACACAATCGCCTTCTCGGACGCACGCAAAGTTGCTTGATACTGGCGCTCCATCATCTGTGCATTGATGCGTGCGATATTGGCCTGAGCCTGCGCGGCCGCATTCGAATGTTTGGAAATCCCGAATGACCCTAGCGCTGTAATGGTGTTTGCGATGCCCTGCGCGATGAGCATCCCGTATCCGAATTGAGCCGAGTTTGTAGCCATAGAAAAACCCTCTAAGATGCCTACACCTTAGAGGGCCTACCTCCCTACACGCGCACGATCACGAGAGCTCGAGCACTGTTGTCATGCTCACGATTCTCAGTGGCAGCGGGTATTTCTGACGAACGCAGACTTGCCCACTCTGAGACCACTGCGGTTGAATCTGAAAGCCTATCTCGTCGGTAATCGGCTCGGGAACATTGCCTGCGAACTCTGTCGAACGTGACGGGTATTCAGAGAGCTTGTCGAACGACGGCCCCGCCTGAGTACCTGACGAATTGACCACTCGGAAGAAGACCTCGCGAACGTTCTTCTTGTGTCCGGACCCGTATGAACCATCCTGAAGCGCCATCGCCACTGGCAGCGTCTTCATGTCCGCCGTGAATGGCAATCCCACATGAACGACTTCGGCAGTATAGGTGAGCGTAATCTTTCCATCCTTGACGACCTGAGGCGGCTCCACCGCACCATCAGCAAGAATGTTCACGGTTTCTCCCTCGAGCCACGAGAGCCCCGCAATCTCTGTCCTGGCCTCACCACGGTATGTGCCGGCACAGTCAACGAAGATGCACTCCTTTAGCTCAGAGTACTGGCGCTCCGACATGCGCTCTACGAAACGCACGGGTTTCCCACCGATCGTGCGAAGTACTTCAACGTAGCAGATGTCCTCATCGCCCTCGGCGACGACGCACACAGACTCGATAGAGCCAGCAGTCTCAACAGTAGAGAAACCGCCGACTTGCTGTTCAGGCACGTAGGTCATCGCAATCATCTTTCCAGACGAAGAGACTGCCCACACAATAGGAGACGGCGCTTTCGAGTAGGCGAGGTCGACGATTTTCAAGTTATCGAAAAGGTGCGGCGCGCGAAGGCACACGTCACCTGAGATATAGCCTCCTGCCTCATAGTTGTACCCAAGCTCACGAAGATGTCCGCCTCGACCTGCACCATAGATCATGCTCGATCCGATGACGAGAGGCTGCACATTGGACGCGCCCACATATGACTGGGGTCGAACTGACATTGACTCAGGCGTAATGGCGTCCGAATTGAGAGGCGACACGCGCCACTCGGCAGCGCCAGTCATCAACATCAGCTGTGCCAAAGGTACGATGTGCAGGATTCTGTTTGCCTCTCGGGCCGCCACGCGCACAGCGATGCGGTCATCGTCCTGAGACGGGAGCGAATAGCTCATGTCGGACTCAGTGCCGGGACGAGTGGCCCAGAGGTTGTTAGGACGCGTGTACGTCCCGCCAAACCAACGCCTCTGCTCGAAGTACGAAACGGCACCAGGGTAGTCGCCGACCGAGTCAACCGAGGCCGTAGCGCTCGCGCCCGAGCCAGTGGTCGACGTGATGACCACCTTCGGGGACGTGTAGCCCTGACCGCCCGAGCGGACGTTGATCGCAACGATCGCGCCGTCTCTGACGACTGGCGTGACCTGCGCGCCCGAGCCCGTCGGGTCGGTGATCGAGACTGAGCAGGGACTGCCCTCAAAGTCAAGCTCCTGTTCGTACAGCGTGCCACTGCCGTACTTCACGACAGTCACTCGAGCGACCGGCTTGACGTAGCCGGAGCCGCGCGAGGTGACCGTGATCGACTTGAGCGTAGTCACACCAATGTAGTAGTCAACACTCGAAGAGTCGCCCGTCATGTCCCAGACGACATCGCTCGACGTCGTCGTTTCGATCTTGGCGGTCGCGCCCGAACCCGCACCGGACTTGTCGATGATCTCGACACGCAACTGAGGATAGAACGTATCGCCGCCGTGGTGGTACTGAGCGTATAGGTTCTTCGAGACGAGGTCGTACCGCTTGAGCTCGAGGCCGCCATCGAAAACGCGGTAGCCGCTGCCACCCGCTGTCACGGTGATCGACTTGATGCCCTTGGCCTGCTTGAAGGCGTCATCGTAGATCGGGGGCGTAATTGATGCATCTGGCGAAATGTTCTCATCGATGATCTTCGTCGTATCGGTCTGACCAACATACGCCCAAATACCGCCCTGGTCGCGATAGACGCGGTAAAGGCCCGCACCTTTCACTGCATTCCACGTGATCGTGTTGTACGAGCCGTCACCGTACGGATTGCAGTCGATCGTCACGGGAGACGACCGAACAGACTCCTCAGTGCCGTCAGCCAGCAAAGCAGTTACGGCATAGGTTCTCTTGTAGTCCTTAGGGTTCGTCACATTCTTGTTGATCGTTTGTGTAGCAGAAAGCCCGGTTGGCGCGGGCAGGGACGAGCCGAACTTGATGTCAACCAGACGCCAGTCCGTGGCCCCGTAGCGGCGCAACTCCTTCGGCGGATAGTTCGGATGAACCAGTGTCATCACGTCGGCTGACTGGACGTAGTGAATGTCAAAGAGGTCGGCCTCGATGTACGGCGTCTCGATCTCATACGGTTGTCCATTGTTGCCCAGCACGGTCTGCCCTTGCGTGTGAAAGCGGACATACCTCTCGCCGAGCTCGAGCACCATCGTCTGCGAGATGGAAAAGTTGAACGGGATGAGTCTGGCCTTCTTGCCCGCGTGCTTTGTATGGTTGACATACTTGAACCCCGGTCGCATTACGATCGGACCTTGCGGCTCGATCAGGAAGTTCTTGCACAGCGCCATGCCGGTCTGGTACTTGCCGTCATCGATGCGGGCGAACATCGAGGGAGAGACCTCTCCGCCGTTGAAGGCGCGTTGATATTGTCGAATTGCCATCAGATTACCCTCGCACGCAAGCCGGACGGCAACGGCCACTCATCGCGACGACGATGAACAGACATCTTCGAATCAACCGTTTTGGCTCGAGTAAGCGCAGCCTCATACTGCTGCAGGAGACGAACAGCCGCGTCGCTCGAACTATCCGAGCGCTTGACGGGGCCAACGAGAAAGGATGCAAGAAGGATCACCAGAGCCTGCACAAAGTAGGTCGGGAATACCGTTGCTGTGTCTACATAGGAAACATATGTCAGCACGACATTCGTCGCATTCGTGAAGACGGCACGGCCCGAGTTCGACTCATAGAGCTCGACCTCAAAGTCAAGCGGCAACCCTTCCTTGCCAACTTCAGATACGCGAAGCAGACGCACGCAGTCGGACGGCAGGAGATAGCCGTGCTTCCACTCATAGAGATCCTCGTCCACGTTTGAGAGCTCGACGCCTCTGGAACGCCGGATCGCAAAAGACCAATCGTGCTCCTCATAGAGCTTGCGCAGAGCAAGCGGATACCATCGAGCGCAGTGGCCGGCCTGAGGCGATCCGTCCGGCGGCGTAATGGATGTCACATCACCAGAGTCGCCAAGCATGCCGAGCGCAAGGTTGCAGATGTCTACAGCAGTTGCCATAAAGAAAAAGCGGGACGTTTGTCCGCCCCGCCTCCTGAAAGAATTTTCAGCTGTTCACGCGTCAGGCGGCAGCGCCCGGCAGGAACTCAATGCCCTCGACCTTGTACGTCGTCGGGACTTCAACAACGTCGCTCAGATAAGCCGTCATTGTGCCGGCCGTGATCGTGCTCGGCGTAGTAACGAGGCGAACATAGCGACGGTGCTTGAGCGGCATCGGAAGAGCAAGCCCCTTCGTCGTGTCAGCCGATGCAAGCGCACCGGTCTGAACTACCGGCTTGAACGAGCTGTTGTCGTCGGAGTCCTCGATCGCGATGACGATAGAGGTGCCCTCAAGAGCCGTCGGGAACTTGCAGACCACATAGAGCGGTCGATCATTCAGGCCGGTCGTCGGAGCCTTCTGAAGGAAATCGATCACATCAGAAGTGATAGCAGTGGTAGCCGCCTTCTTCTCGCAGAACGCGAGTTTAATATCCATCATCTTTCCTCTCCTTACTTGAGAATCTTGCCCGTGTTAGGCATGATGTCCGTCCCAAGTCGATGAATCGGCACGCCGCGGAACGTCATGCACTTGCGACCCGCGACCTCATCCTGAGAAAGAAGAACGTTGTCCTTGTTCAGGATCTGGCGGGCCAGGAAGCTACGGGTGTTGTCGTTCATGTAGAAGGCGACACGACCCTGCTGCTCGTCGGGCAAGCGCTCAAGAGCATCGATCATCAGATCGAGAAGGTCCGGACCCGTCGTGTTCTTCTTCGTCAGCTTCGTGGAGTCGATGTTGGCGATGCGGACGACGCGCTGCGGATCGTACATGGCAACGCCAATATCCCAAGCAAATTCCGTAATTTCTGCACGGAAGCGCTTACCGTTTGCGTCGAAGGCATATTGTTCGCCCATATTCTCAACAGCGAGACCAGCATTCGAGCCGTTTTCCGGATAGAAGAGATACGTCGAAGCAGGATCCCAATTGATCAATAGGATGTCAGTCTGCTTGTTCTCTGTCGTACCCTTGGCGTCGATGATTCGATTGGCAAATGCTTCATTCTGAGGCGTGACGATGTTGAAAATCCCATTAGGGTCACGGCTTTCAAGGTTGCTGTCACCGTATAGAACCTTCTTGAGGACATGGCGAGAAAGGCCACGCATAAACCCTTCATCCGTACGAAGACGGAAAGCGGCACGCTCATTAGGCTTACGAGTGTCCAAAAGGGACTTATCAACCTCGGAACGAGATCGAACCATCGCCGCGGCGTAGCGAACGTCTGCACCAGTCACACGTTCAGCATCCCAACCTTCGTTGAAAGCACGAACTTGACCTTCAGGGTAAGACGTCACAACCTTGCCTCGGTCACCAAAACCATCGTTACCACGCTGAATAACAGCTTGATCAAAGAAGCCGTTGTAGTCTCGGATCGTATGGATAAGCTGGCGCACCGGCTTATCACTAGTAAGACCTTCGAAGTCCGCCAAAGTGATCGGATTCGAGTCAGTCACAACATTGGGCATTTACTTGCCTCCTTTCATTGCGTCTTTGTAGAAATCCTCGGCTGAATAAATGCCATCATCGGCAGATCCGCCACCGGGGTACTTCGCCTCGCCAAAAGCACGACCAATGCGACTTAGGAGTCGGAGAGTCCCCGGGTGGTTACCCATCGGGGAACTAAGGAACTCCTGAATATCGTCATCGATCTTGCCATCTGCGTTTCGAGCGAAGGTGTCACGCAGGCGAGCGATGTCAGAAAGCGACTGATCGAGCTTCTGGCCACCAAACTCCTTGTCGGACTTCGACTGTTCCATCCACTCATTCGAGATCTCAGCAATGCGCTCAAAAGAACGACGTTGCATAACAGGAGCTAGCTTGTCGATAAAACCCTGAGCTTGGGCCTGAGTCAAATCGAGTTCCTTTGCAACGTCCTGAAAGACTGTGCCGACTTCAGAGTCAAGCTCAGCCCCTTCAGGCATCTTGAAGTCCTCATATTTTTCAGGAGCGCCCTGCTTCTCACCTTCGCCTTCTTCCTTCTTGTCGCCCTCGCCTTCCGTCTGGCCTTCTACACCAGAGTCACCAGCTTCTCCGTGACCGCCTTCCTGCGGTTCTGTCTGCTGTTGCCCTTCAGCGCCCTCAGCCGACTCCAGCAAGGTACCTGCATTCGTTTCTGGCTCTTGCACGGCTGGGGTTGGCTCAGCGCCATCGCCACCACCAAGAGTCTGATCAGTCACATCCATTCGCTTCGTCCTGCATTAACCTATAAGCTTCCGCATCCACCGACATGATTCTGTCAAGAAGCCTCAAACCAACATTGCGTTGACCTTCATTGAAAGCCATAACTGCAACATCTCTGTCAAAAGAGCTTCGGTAGATGCCCGTATCAGAAAGGAGTTGCCACAAGATGACTCGCCCATCACGCGTTGACAACACGGCCTTCAGTGAGTTGGCAAGCTTTTGCCTGCGAATCCTTTCCTCTTCGCGAGCTTCGACTTCTTCTTTTCTGAAGGGGTCCCGCTCTGGTGTCATGATCTCATCGCTCATTTTTCACACGCGCACTTACTGTTGAGCCATAGAAGCGATTCCCTTGACAGCCTGACCAGCCATCGTAGAATCGTCAGCAGGAACCCTGCCAAGTTTTGACAGCGCATCAGCAGACTGTTGCATCTGTTGCGCCTGCATCTGTTGTGCTTGAGCTTGCTGTTGTTGTTCAATTGCCGCCTGAGCTTCATCAGTAGGAACAACGACAGACGGAGCAACAGAGAAGTAATCCGCATACTCGTCAACAAGGTTGAACACATTGACTTTCTGCAAAATATTTGGATTGACCTGCGCTGCCTGCATGACACGGTTGACGAACTGATCGAGCGAATTTGCACGAATGGCACGTTGTGAACGAGCAAGCATCGATGTGTATTCAACCGACAACTTTTGGCCACGTAGTTCTTCGGGCGGCGGTGGAAGTTGTCCTTGTCTCGCAAGTATGTCAAAGCACCGCTCGATAAGTGGCCGCAAAACTTCTTCGTTGAGACGAGAAAGCACTGGCCCCAACATCATTAGCTTCTCTTCATGACGCTCAGCTACTTCAGTTGCAGTCATCTGGCCGTGGCCAGCGTTCGCAATCATCATGAAAAGGTCAACATTGAAAGCTTGATTGATGCGGTTACGAACGTCAGCAATATCCTCTCTCAAGTCTCCGAGCGGCAACGCAACATTAAACGCTGGTTGCACCTGATTACCCGAACCAGGATTGTCTATGTATGATCGACCACCTGGCAGGAAATCGACCTCATTGTCACGAGCATCAGCCGGCATGATGAGAGGTGGATTGACCATGTAGTCAATCGCATTACCCTTTTGAACCTGATGATGCCCGAGCTGAAGCACGTCGCCGATTGCGACCATGCCGGGCGATTCTTCCGAATAGACGTCCGAAGCCGAAGCACCCCATCGACCAACGACAGCGGGGAAATCTCGATATCCAGACTCGTCGAGAACACCTGAAGCATTCTCATCGTGATCTACTTGAATAACCACACTGCGCCACGGCATGTTTCGGTTATCGAGCTTGCTTGGATCTCTTTCGAATCGAGGTTCTATCGCGTGAATGCAGACAAAAGGCGCATCTACATGGCCATCATCGTAGTTTGTCAAAACCGCCTTTGACACCTTGCTACGACCGTAACGAGTAACAAGCTGTCCTGCCGTCATCGTAAATCGACGATAAAGCGTATCTGGTCGACCGCGGAAGTCACAGCCAATGCAGTACTCGCCACACACGAGAGGATGAGCAACAAAGCTATAAACAGGGTCTTCTACGATAACGAAGGCACCTATCCCATAAACGCCGACTTCTCGCCATGTGTGTTGAAGCGCCTGATAGACATTGGTCTGAGTGAACGTCATCTCCATGATGCGCTGAACATCATCAAGCCAAACCTTGACGGCATGAGACTCATCAAGATCAGGCGATCCTGTTGTCAACGCGAACCATTGCGACGATGGGTCAGTCATACCTGACATCAGACCAGCCTGCAAAATATTTGCGGCACGCACAGCAGTCGAGTCGTAGATCTTGTTCCATCGATCCCGAGCTTCGTTCTTTCGAGACTTTACGTCAAGAAAGCGCCCTGACGCAGGCGTGATATGTCGACTAACTTCAAGCCATTGAGCCACGTACGGCTCACGCTCTACCTTCAGCCGGTTCCACCTGCGAAGGACACGCTCACGGATGTCCTTTTCGGTCGTCATAGCGTTACCCCAACTTGCCGCCAGAACCAAGATTCAAATCACCAACACCGCTTGGACCAGTCAACAGGGTCGATCCGCCACTAAGCGCAGAATTTGCATTTTGTTCAAGAATGGAACCAACATTCGCAGAATTTCCTTCCTGCTTACGCTGTTGCTGACGTTGTTGAGCCGCAGTAGCCTTAGCTTGTTGTTCAGCACGCCTGGAAGCGGCCTCTTGAGCTTTAGCTTGCTTCTTACTCGAATAGACAGAAGCGGCAGCACTCGCCGCTGCAATAGCACCCCCCGCAATAATTGCACCTGTTACTCCGCCTGACATTGACTTCTCCTAGAGATAAGTTGATCGTATTCGTCCGTGAATTCTTGCTCCGCCTCATCTAAAGTCGAAGCTTTTGAAGGGAACAACATCGTGATGAACGTTTCCTCCCTTGCGATGAAAATTTGTGATCTTCCTGGGGCTCCCCGAAGGACTGCGTAACCAGTAATCTCGCGAGCTTCCTCACCCACCTTGACAAGGCAGTTACCAGACACAGTTACTACCGTTGGCACCTTGATTACTGCACCGCACAAAATGGAATCAGCGGGCATTTGTATTGTTCTGACATACATGCCACCATGGAAAAATTGCTCTGTAGGAAAATCGTATTGTGGTAGCTTCGCCACAAACTCTCTCATCCGCATCGTTTCAGCCATGTCTTTTGGTGTGCACGGCGGTAGGTCTGATACAAGACTGAGTGTGCTCATAGCTTTTTCCAAAAGAGCACATTCATTGGGGTCGCAATCTTCTCGAACAGCTTTTCAGCCCGAGTACCTTTCTTGACACCCCAATAGATGCCATAGCACCCATCTTCTTTGGCAAATCGTTCAGCCGACTCAATCAGCTCTCGACCAACGCCAGTTTTTCTGTAGTCAAGGTCAACCCAAAGACTCTCAGAAGACGCGAGAGTCTTTCCTTTGAAGTGCGGTATTTTTGTCGTGACATAGTTGACAAAACCTACTAGGCGATCGCCATCAAACGCACCGACACTGTGCAATGTCCCCTTGATTTCAAGCCACAGATAGGACTCATAGTCAGGATCTGGCTCAAGATCAGGGTACTTAACGTCCTCGCCATACTCCCTCACGATCTTTGACCAGGAGGGATTTCCCCAAGCCTCGCGGCACGTGATTCGTCTGATACTGATAGACATCGATGAATGCTCCTTTGTGCATTCATACTCCATCATCAACAAACACACACGCGCACTAACGATGTTCTTCGACGATAATCAGAACGAAAGTAAAGACAAGCAAGAAATAAGACGTCTTCAGGAAGAAGTTAAAAGATTTAAATCTCACGCTTGTTTATTAGCCATTTCAACCATTGTTGGTCTAATCATCTGCGTCTTAACTGCAATCTCAAACGGGGCGCATAACCAAAAGTTCTTCTTTTGCTCATTTGGCGACGCAACGTTTTCCTTGGGAATTTTATGGTTTTGGATAAACATCTTCTATTTGTTTGTTGGCGCCCCTTCAACAAAAGAATTACATTCAAAACTTATATGCATCTATGCCGCAATCATTGTGTTGCTATCGATAGTAACCATGATTGTGTTCTATAAAGTCATGCTTCCATATTAACGATACGGATCCCTACTTCTAATCTCCTGACGTCGTCGTCCTGCCGGCGGCGTCGGGTTGTCTATGTATTCGTTCATTCGTACGGCAAAAGTCAAAGCCAAGGCATCGGCATTGTCAGGGGAAGCCATGCCGCGCTTTTTCATGTCCTCTTTCTTCTCAAGCAGGATCTGATTCGTCGGCGTGTAGCCGTATTCAACCCCAGTCAAATCCGTCTCAAGATCAGGATCATTCGGCAAGCACCCACCCTGTGCGATCCACTCTTTCATGCGTCCCCACATCTCAGCCCTCAAGTTTTTGTAGCGTTGAGTATTGACCGCACCTGCACCAAAGTTGATTGCGTTAACGGGATAGCCATTATGTCGAAGCCAATCAACAGGAGATGCACCTACGCCACCAGTGTCAACATTGATGACGATCTTTCGTACGCCCATCTTTCGTAGATGGTTGTAATGCTCAGCAACCTTTGCTCCGAGCTCGTGGCCATCAAGGCCGCTGTACTTCTGCTTTGCTATGGAACGGCCATCGAGAGCGAAGCGCGTCCAGATGACCGATGCGTCATCACCAAAGCGCGCAACGTCAACGCCAATAATTGCCACAGTCTGCGCATAGTTGATGACACCCATCGGCCTTTCCATCGACGCCTGGACAATGTCACGAGGTATGAACTGCATGCTTGAGCTGTTAGGAAACTCACCACGAACGCGTACACGGAAAAAGTCTGAGTCCTCACCATAGTCAGCAAGCCATTCATCGATCTTTTTCTTATCGGTCATTGCGGCATCGCGACCATCCACGTGACGATGATTCCATCGATGTCTGAATCGGTTGAAGCACTCGTAGAAACGCCCTGTCGAGCGTGTTGGATTTCCGAAAGCAAACCAAAAGATTTGCGTCTTACTGTCTGTCAATGCCCCTTCGGTCACTTCCCATATACAGTCAGAAATAGCAGAAGCTTCGTCGAAGATGACAATGATTCGACGCTTCTTGTTATGCAAGCCGGCAAAGCCTTCGGGTTTGGTCTCAGACCAAGGAATGGCATCAGCACGCCATGTCTTATCGTGCCCTGGTTGCTTACATGTAACAGACATCGCAGAGACCGAGAACCAGTCCTTGAATAGGCACAAGTTATGCCACTTAGCAACCTCAGCGAAGGTCTTCGTCCTCAACTGATTCTCCGTATTGGCAGTGACGACGATACGAGTATCTGGAAAGGTGCAAAGCGCCCAAAGAATGATCCAAGCCACAAGCCCGGACTTGCCCACACCGTGACCTGCAGCCACCGCATATTGCATAACGTGGTCCCAAGCTTCACCAGATTGAAGTTTGTCACGCATATCGGTAAGGATCGATGTCTGCCATTTGTCGGGTCCAGTCATTCCCTCTAGCGAATCCTTGCCCCAAGGGAACGCCACCCGCACGAACCGCAGTGGATCATTCGAACATTCAGCCGCGAGGAAAGTCATTGCCTTACCGATGCCTGCTTTGGTTGAGAAATCAAAAGTCGGAGTCGTCATTTGCGCAGAAGGTCCTGAAGCGTTTCGGAAAGTGTTTGAATCGTCTGATCCTTGTCAACCTGTTCTTTACCCATACCAAGGCACTGAGACAACGTCTTAAGCGCAGTATTCGCACCTGCTGCATCGAGCTTCTTGTACACAATGTTTCCGTTGTCATCCATCACTGGTTCACCAGTCAGACCATCAGTCACTGGCACTCTCTGCCCACACGTGAGTGCAATATCTTTGAGTTGTTCGAGAACGAATGTTGCGTCAACAATCGCCTTCTCTTTAGCGGGTTCACGTCGAGCCTCAACTGCGTCTCTGACCTCAACATTTTTCAACAATCGAGAAGCAATCCTATCTGCTGTCTTTGCACTATAGCCCGCCTTCACTGCGGCCTCAGACGCGTTCTTGAAACCTCCCCGTGCATATTCATTGACGAACGCTTGCTGTCTCGCATTCAACATCCTTACCACCTCCTCACAAATGTCTTCCAACCTGCCACCGACTGACAACGTCGACGCCCAGAGATGTAATCCCTGAGCGTTCTAATCGGCATATCCAACATCAAACTAATCTGTCGATAGGTATAGCCCTGTTCCCTCAACTGACGCGCATGCTCAACATCAGAGTTCAAATAACGAGCGTTCACGTGATCCTCTCCGATTGCTCGTCCCGCATCGTTGACTGTCACTGTCATCTTGTGTTCTGAAGTAACGCGGATATTCCTTTTTGACTTTTCCGATTGCAGAGTCAATGATCTTTGCCCTGAGCACAGGGTTGTCCCACCCGACCGCCTTGGCATCTCTGGAAGCTCGAACAAGAGCATCTGCTGCCACTGGCGGCAGGAAGCCCGAGACTCCGATTCTTCCCCCTTCACGTTCCTCGTCATTCATCAGGTTCCTCCCAATCAAAGACAACAGCCAATGCACCAGGCTTTTCAGGCTCGTTCCACACCTGCTCGCGAAAATGGAATGTGCTGTCATCAACACCTAGCGCCTCTGCCGCCCCATCAAAAATGGCCTTGCAATTCGCAATGAGGTTGTCTTCATCTCGATAACGGTTTAATGGTGGCGTACAAATTAAGCGCACATTCATCGTTCCGCCCTTCCATCTGCGATCGGCTCTTCCTTCTTTGAGTTGCACCTCACTAATGACAGCTTTTTTCATTGCTTGTGCCGTCTTCAATCGCGTGTGCATCTTCGTCGCTTTGAAAAGCTTTGCCTTTGCAAAGACGGTCAAGCGAGCATTAGGCGAAAGACCACGCGGTGGCCACGGCAGTTCAACACGGAAAATCATTTTTCTTTTCTCCTCTTCCTCAAAACTTTGAGAGCCCTCATACGTTGCGCTATACGGGATTCATCAGCTCTCTTGAACCGATCACACCGGCAAGGTCCCTCGATGCGTTGTAGGACGTTCCAACACCCGCCCTCACGGTTCTTGTGGTCACAGTAGCCACGGCCATCAGCAAAAAGCCAAGCGGGCGTTCTTTCGCTTCCTGCCAAGAACTCACAGTCAACGCACCTACTCATCGTCCGTTCCTTCAGGATCCCAGACGCAGTAAAGCGCAATGATTGCTACGTACACTGCACCGATAAACAAACACGCCGCGACTTTCACTTGATCCTCCCGTAGCGCTGAATGCGTCCGACCATCCCGTCATGGGCCTTAAGCGCCACGGCCTTGCAGTAGCTCACGCGCGCATCGATCTCACGTCCCCAACGGTCTGGCCTTTCATCCTGTCGTACGCGACTGGCGTAGAGCTTCGTCTCATACTTCGACTGCTTGCCAGTCAGGTGCTCAATCTCCATGTCGTGCCGGTAAGGCCATGTAGCGACCTTGAACCACTGGCCTTCATCGGTACGCAGAAAAGTCGTCTTTCCTGTCCGATACTCGATCTCTTGCACAATCTCAGCTTTCATTTTTTTGCCTCTTTTTGATCCCCGTGGGATGATTGATAAGTGCTCCCCAGCACATCCTTTCAACCAAACCACGGAGGAAAACTTTGTTTATCCCTATGACCGCCAGAACGCTGATGCAGTGCATCAGTTACGGCGATTGGTGTTACATCACCTATTCATCCGACTCCTGTTCTGAGCGCCTTCTTGTAGAACCTGTCGAACTTCATAAAGACCCTGACGGGAGATTCCGTAATCTCCACGCCAGACGAGCAAACGAATCAAAAACAGATACGCTTCCGCAAGTAGAGTGCTTTGCGTTCGATAGAATCGGCTCTGTAACCTGTATCGCGCCTCCGCCCTTAAAACGTCGATGCGGAAAGCTGCACTACGATTCTTCGTCATGTCCCACAAGAGCCGAAAAGGAATCCTTCTAAGACGTCGAATGACGGGTGTATTGCTCGGGTCCTCGATGAGGATCCGGGCATGCATTTGCATGTCGAGCAGATCCGGTTCTTCCATCAGGTCTCCTCCGCTGTTTCAACGTGACTCTCTTGGCATGCCTTCAAGCAAAGAATTTCCCATCTCATGTCTCTCACGACTCGATGAAGAATCCAAACTGCGAGGCTCAAACAAATGACGCCCACGCTGTTGCCGATACATGCGATCGACAAAAAGATCACTGGCCAATCGAATTGCATTAAAAAACCTCCTTCGATCTATGGCTTTCCCACTTCATTTGGATGCACTTGCACGTCTCTCTGAGTCGATCTAACTCAGGGGCTTCAAGTACCGTCTTTAAGTCCTTCGCCTCAACGTTTGTTATAAAAATGGTGGGCAGTAGAGCGTCATAACGAGCAAAGATCACTTCTGACAGCACTTCGTTCGTGATCTGCTTTCTGTCAGGCTTTCCAATTTCGTCAATGACAAGTAATGGGCAAGACGTGAACACTTTTTTCACATCTGCCGTTGTCTTGCCTGCTTCCTTAACACCCCAAGAATCCGCGACCTTTTGCCCCATGTCGTGAGCGGTCGTATAAACGCCTGCTGCTTTGTCTGCGACGGCTTGGAGAATCGCACAGGCTAGATGCGTCTTACCAGTGCCCACGAAACCTGCAAAGATCAGACCTCTGCCGAGCTTTCTGTTTTCATCAAAGTTGCCAGCAAAAGCCTTCGCATAGCGAAGCGCATTCTCCTTGCCAGCATGACCGTCTGTAATGAACGCTTCAAAGGTACGAGAGCGATAGCGTTGAGGGATTGCGCTCTTATCGAGAATCGCCTCGATCTTTCTGCGTTCACGTTCTGCATCAACGCGAGCGCATTCAGCTGCTATCTCTGCTTGTTTTTGTGCTTCTGCGAGCTGTGCGCAAACTGGGCACTGAGGCTTACCTACAAGAACGTCACCAAGGTAGGTAGCGATGTCTGTGAACTCGCCATGTAGTTCGCAGTGACCTGTAGCTTCTTCAGTGTGAAAGCCTTGAGGTAAAAATTTCATTTTCATTCTTTGTCCTTAGAAAGCAACGAAGCCATCAGCGTCCGTAGGAGACGGCTCAGAGTTCGGGTCATAAGTACAACCTCTTCGATAGATCTCTAGGTATTCGGTCGATGTCGTGTCCATGCGTCCAGTAGTCTTCGTAGCCTTTGCAAAGTTCTTACGCTTCCACTCAGGCATGCCGCGAAGAAAGTTGCGCCAAGTAGCAAACCAATCGAGTTTCACACCCTTAGCACCTGGCACTCCTACCCAATAGTCGTGAAAGTCTTCAAAAGCCTTTTCAGGATCAAGGTCAGGTGCGTGTTCTTCGCAGTACTTACGCCAATCATCTGGTAAGGCTTCAATCGTCAGTCGTGAGCCTTTCTTTGTGGTCTTCTTCGGCTTTTTCTCCTCGATCATTTCCGTGGCGTCAGGAAAAAGATCGGCGGACGCGGGAGCGGGTACAACATTCTCTGTTCTACTTCCCTGTTCTATTTCCCTGTTCTTATTCCCTGTTCTATCCCCGTTTTCGGGGGTATGGGTCACCCCGTTTTTGGGGTTACCCGTCACCACGTTTTCGGGGGTATGGGTACCAGCGGAATCGGGGATACCCCCGTTTTCAGGGATATCCTCGTTTTCATGGATATCCCATTCAGAGTGCACAAATCCGATCAGGCGATACGAACAACTTCGTCCTGACTTTGTCTTGATCACGGTCTTTGTTATCAGACCGCGATCTTGTAAATCGTTGGTCGCCTTTGTAATCGTGTCGGGCTTGAGCTCAGTGACTCTGCTCAGATATGCGACAGAAGGCGTGCACTGTCCAGTACGCCCGTTCAAGCAATGCGCTAACTCAATGAGCACTGCTTTTGCACGCGCATTACCTGCGACCTGTGATCTAGCCCAACGTTCAGCCGCATAAGACATGACTACTCCTCGCAAACTCGACGAGTAAGACGATTCAAATCAGAAGCTTTAGCACCTGTAAGTCGAGCAAACTCCTCAACGTACTCAGGGCTTACGCTGTTTGAAATGCACCAATTGCGAACGGTCTGGCGAGTTACGCCCAGGCGTTCAGCTATGTCTTTCTGCGCACCACGCTTCATGCCTTTTCGAAGCGCGTAACGCTCAAGCGCGATGAAAACCGTCGTGTCGCGCATAACTCCTCCAAAAAATGGGTAAATTCACTTTACCGCATATTACCACAGAATGGATAATCTTATTTGCCAATGTTTGGTAAAACTCTCTTTTACAATGGCCGTAACAATGGAGGCACTATGTCAGCTGTTAGCGATAGAATTGGCGCTCTCGTGAAAGCGTCAGGGCTTTCACATCGAGAGCTTGCGCGCCGTCTTGGAACAACTCATGTGACTGTTTCAAACTGGATCAAAGGCGCATCAGAACCGAATGAGGAAGGTCTAGAGAAGCTATGCGAGTTCTTCTCTGTCACGCCCGCATATATCAAGTATGGCGATGGGAATGCGCCTATTGGCCAAACGATCATTACTGATGACGTCATTTCAATCCCCCTAATCAACGCCAGCGTTTCTTGTGGCTACGGCTACCTAAACGATAGCGAACTCATATTGATCCGCTTCGTTCGCGTTTCAATCGGATTCATTCGTAGATACTGTCCTGCCGCGAATTTACGCGCCCTTCAGATCATGACGGCCTTTGGCGACTCAATGGAACCAACGCTGTCTGAAGGAGACTCTGTAATAGTTGACGTTTCAGAGAAGACAGTAAAAAGAGACGGTCTGTATGTCTTGAGAATTGGCGATGGGCTTTTTGTCAAGCGCATACAGGTCATTCCGAGAGGCTTGAGACTCATCTCAGACAATCCGCTATATCACCCAATCGATAGCACAGAAGAGGAAGTCGAGGTTATTGGCAGAGCCTATGTCGGTCTTTGCTTGAAGCGCCTATAAAATTCACCTCAGACCAACACAGCCAGGATTCTTCCTGGCTTTTTTTGTGCTTCAAATCACAATTCTTTGATTTAAGTTAAACAATCCTTTCCAAAATTAGCTATCTCAACTTACCATTCATTTACCATTCATGGAAAATTATGTTAAAATCAGTTTGACGTTACGGAAAGAAATACTTTCCAACGTTACCCCGCAACCCCACTCCACCGAGTGGCACGGGCGAAGAAGGGAAGAGCTTCGGACCGCTTAGATCTTGTGGCGGCACACAAGGGAGTGCGAGCAAAGCGTAACGACCTGATTACGCTCCTGCCAGGACAGCATTAGTGCAGAGGTCATGTCAGACCCGATCTGTCGAGCCAAGAACACGGCAACAGAGCCTGGCAGCAGAAAGCCGATTTAAGCGCCTTCAACTATTAAAGAATTGAATAGTTGAGGACGTTTAGATGGGTTTTCATATAACCACTAAGGAAATCTTCCGAATTCAACCGTTTTTTTGAAAGTTTTCTTCGTATTCCTAAGCAAATATCTTCCACATAGACTAACATCCTAGGATTACCCCCTTTCATTTAGCAGGAAAGCCAATGAGCAAAGAAATCAGAAAGCGCGGGGAAGAAATAAGAACATTCCTTCTAGCCGCTATTGCTACAGCAAAAGAGCCATTGAGTTCATCTGCATTGAGCGAACTAGGCTCTAAACGTTTCCAAATCACGCCTAGAGCTGTGATGAGTCACATTAAAAATCTTGAGAATCAAGGAAGCATAGAACTCAAGAAAGATGGTCGTACGCGTATTTGTAACTTACGCGACCTTCACTCACAAAGACTAGTTCTTCAACTGACCGACAAAGAAAACCAGGATGAAATGCGAGTGTTCTTAATGCACATTGTTCCGCTTTTAGCGAACATTGGCGACAGCGCTCAACACATCCTTGAGCATTGCTTCACTGAGATGTACAACAATGTACTCGACCACTCTGGCGCAACTTCTGTGATTATTGAAGTGCAACAGACGGCAATCTCTACAACGATTCTTCTTGTAGATGACGGCGTTGGCATCTTTAAGAAAATTAAGGAAGCTCTCGATTTATCAGATGAAAGACAATCTTTGTTAGAACTTTCCAAAGGTAAATTGACAACGGATCCAGCGAATCACACTGGTGAAGGAATCTTCTTTTCGAGCAGAGCCTGTGATCGATTCGCTATCTTTTCTAACGGTTTGATTTTCAGCCACTCCTCCAACAGCCCGCGAGACATGCTTACCCGTTTCCAAGAGTTTGCTGAAATGCATGGCACGTTGGTAGAGATGACAATCAACAACAATACATCGAAAAAGATGAGCTCTATTTTTAACCAGTACTCATCTACCGATGGCGGCTTTTCAAAGACTGAAGTCCCAGTAAAACTACTTCAGTATCAAAATGAAGGCCTCGTCTCTCGTTCTCAAGCTAAACGATTGCTTGCAAGGGTGGAGAACTTCAAATACGTAACATTTGACTTCGAGAACATCCAAAGCATTGGTCAGGCATTTGCTGACCAAATCTTTAGGGTTTTCGCAAATGCGCATCCCGAAGTAAAGATCAGCGTGAGAAACGCCAGTCAAGAGATTCAAGATGCAATTGCGATCGCGAAATCGAATAATGCCTAATAACTTCATTTACTGACATCTGATAGCCCTCGGCACACGCCGGGGGCTTTTTTTTATTGCCAGTCGAAAGGATCAGCCATGCAAAAAATTATTTTCGTTTCTGAGAGCGTGCGCAAAGAAGTTGAAGAGTACATGCGCTCTAGCGAAGGTCTCTTCTGCTCTGACTACGTTGACTACTGCCAAAACGTGGGCGACGAGTTCAACATCGGCGCAAGCGACGCTGAGTGCATCTACGACGACCTTTTCGTTAACACTCGCCGCGTTTGGTAATGCGCAGAGAACTACGACGAGGACGACATCAAGTACGACGAAGCTGAAGATGTCTACTTCGTCGAAGACTGACACCTACGCCCCGGCTAACCCCCGGGGCTTTTTTTTGAGATTCGATTCAAGCGCTCTCGCGCAACGTGACGCGCAGGATCTGCCATACGAGGGTGCAGTAGAGAGCGCTTAAACCGACTTTCAGGAGACGCCAATGCAAAAGATCAAAGACTTCGAGAGCTTCGCAGCCGGCTACTTCAGCGCTCTCAGAATCAAGCACCCGACAGCAAATGACATCCGCAATTACTGCATCGAATCAAGAACATTCGCAGCCGCATTGAGCTTCTACGCTTGCAACGATCCATACGTTATGACTCAGCAAAGCTCTGACGCAAAGTTCGAAGCAGTAGCGAAGAACATTCGAAAGCTGATTCGAGACTAACGACTTCCGGGGGCAAACGGCATGACGCAGATATGTGCCGGTCTGTGACATAAGGCACAGATCCCAAAGCGAATGCATCTGCACTGGGCGGTAGGTTCCCACTCAACATTCGCTCCCCCACCCTTTTTTTCAAGGACAGCAACATGGCAATCCGCGACTTCTTTTTCCGATGCTTGTTCGGTAGTCCAGATCAGGACTACCGCGGCGTCCCGTCCGCAAAGGACGATCAGCTTTTAGACAAGACGATGGCCGGTATCGCGGTTGTCGCAGTCTTCACCTTCTTTGCACTGGAGCTAATAATCAAATGACATCGATGCCTTGTGTAATTCCTGATCACATGGATGAACCGCCTGGTGATGTCGTTCTCGTTTGGGTGGATGACGGCTATGCGGTCGACATTGAGTTCTTCAAGAAAGTCTCTTTCGATTACGACGGCAGTGCGACCTCATACGACCTCACAACCGAAGACATCGCGCGTTGGAATCTTTGGGACTACTGCAACGAAGACGACTTCGACGATGACGGGGAATTGATCCTGCCATGACAGAAGAATTTGTTCACGGAAGGCTTCGCTTGACACCGCGTGAAGTGACAGTGTTGGTGCTAATCGCAAAAGGTTTCTCAAGCTATGAGATGGCAGACCTCATGAACATCAAGCTCTCATCCTTCTACTGTCATAGAAAAAGCCTGTTCCGCAAACTCGATGTTCGCACAGACGGCGAGGCTGTCTTCGAAGGCTTTCAGCTCGGCATCTTCAAGGACGTCAACAAAAAATGAGTTTTTCAGATCCGGTCAAGGTTATTGACCACATACCGAAGGACATAGACATGAAAGTTAGATCACGCAAAAGGCCGTTGGCACAGCGCCAGGCGGCAAAGCTCAAAAAACAGCAAGAGGCTCGGCAGAACGTCGAGCCTTTTTGTTGTGAAAAAACTTCCACGGTTTGGAAGGTTGTCGCTTTTGTAGGCGCACTAGCGATCGTTATCGCGGCACTCATTCAAGGAACTTGGAAATGACAGCTATTAAGACAGCAGACATGAGCCGAGATGACTGGCTCGAAGAGCGCACCAAGGGTATCGGTGGTTCTGATGTGGCAACGGTTCTTGGTCTCAACCCGTACAAGACTCCGCTGCAGTTATGGGAAGAGAAGACGGGCAAGAGCAAGGGACACGAAGCGGGCGAAGCCGCTTACTGGGGAACTCAGCTTGAAGACCTCGTGGCCAAAGAGTTCAGCAAGCGCACTGGCATGAAGGTACAGCGCGTGAACTTCATGCTCACGGCAGGCGAGGACGGATGGATGCGAGGCAACATCGACCGCGCGATTGTCAACGCTGACATTGCCGGACGCGTCTCTCTTTTGAAAGCTGATAAGGCAGAAGAATGCGGACGTCTGTTATCTACCGACATGGGGCTAGAGTGTAAGACCGCTAGCCAGTTCATGGCAGAGCACTGGGGCGACTCGCAAGAGCAAGAAATCCTCGCTGGACAAGTTGTCACTGATCACAAGATTCCCCTCTATTACGAGACTCAGATTCAGTGGTACATGGCAGTCACTGGCCTACGAAAGTTCTATGTAGCAGTGCTTATCGGTGGCAACGACTTCCGCATGTACGAAGTGCCACGCGATGAAGACGTTATCCAGGCGCTCGTTAGTCAGTGCGAAGCCTTCTGGAAAAACAATGTCTTAGCAGATGTGCCGCCTGCCCCCGTCAACGTTGAGGACATCAAGAAGCTCTACCGAATAGACAACGGTGAAATGACCGAGGCCACCAACGAGGAAGCGGCCGACATTGGTGAACTGCGAACCTTGAAAGAACGCATTAAAGAACTTCAGGAACAGGAAAAGGCCGTGGCCTCACGAGTGATTATGGCCATTGGCGAGAAGGCGGGTCTGCTTATTGGCGGCGCTAAGGCAGTCACCTACAAGGCCATGAACTCCACTCGCTTCTCTTCAACCGACTTCAAGAAAGAACATCCCGACCTTTACAAGGACTACGCGAAAACAACGTCGACTCGCGTTCTCCGTCTTGCTTAATCAAAGGAATAAGCCATGTCTACGACAGATCAATTGAAGCAACAAATCGTACCGGCCACGGCCGCCTCTCAACAGCAGACCGCAGTAGTCCAAGCGGCCAAGCAACCGACAACCCTTCTCGGTGTCGTGCGCTCTCCTTCCTTCCAGAAGCAGATGGCCTTGGCCATGCCAAAGTCGATGACACCCGACCGCTTGACGCGCATCGTTATGACCGAGTGTCGCAAGACCCCTGCCCTGATGAAGTGCGCTCCTGAAAGTTTTTACGGCGCAGTTCTCCAGTGCGCTGCGCTTGGCCTTGAGCCTGGCAGTGCACTTGGCCACTGCTACCTGCTGCCCTTCGGAAACGGCAAGGACAAATCCGGTCGACCGAACGCGCAGTTAATCATTGGCTATCGCGGCATGATCGACCTCGCTCGTCGATCCGGTCAGATTGTCAGCCTTCAAGCTTGGACGGTTCACGCTCAGGACACTTTCAACTATCAGTTAGGTCTCAACCCTGACATCGAGCACATCCCCGCATCCGTCGCTGATCGAGGTCCCGTCACTCACGTATACGCAGTGGCCAAACTCAAGGGCGGCGGCGTGCAGTTTGAAGTGATGAGTCGAGCTGAGATCGAGAAAGTTCGCGCCTCTTCAAAGGCAGGTAACTCAGGTCCATGGTCCTCTCACTGGGACGAGATGGCCAAGAAGACTGTAATCCGCCGACTCTTCAAATATCTGCCTGTCAGCATCGAAGCGGTCAGAGCGGTCGAGATTGATGAAAAGACCGATCGAGGCGAAGCAACGACCGATCAAGACTTCTTGGACGCTGAGTTCATCGAGAAAGGCAACGTCGAAGACTACATCGACGACGAAGCACCTGCCGACAACCAGTAACGAACCTGCCCCGACTAACAAATCGGGGCTTTTTATTCATTGAGGAAATCATGATTCCTTTCTCAGAACAACTCACACAAATTCGCAACGGAGACCTCGATGAAGAACTCTCCGAAGCGCTAGCTGAATGCGTCAAAGCTGTCGATCAACAGGGTGGTACAGCCGCTCTAACTCTCAAGATTAGCGTGAAACGATCAGGCCAGAACACTGGCTACGTCAAGGTCTCTGCTTCATACACAACCAAACTTCCTAAGCAGGACCCGATCGAGTCGATTCTGTACGCAGCACCTGATGGCGCACTGCTTGATGACAACCCGAAGCAGGGTCGGATGTTCGCACCACAGGCACAAATTGTTCACCAAGAACCTCAGACGATTCAAACAGTAGTCACGCAAAAGTCAACGCCCGTCATTGTCGACCGCGACTCCGGTGAGATCGTCGAAATTCAACCCAACTTGAGGAACTAAAAATGGATGCATTGAAAACAGAGTTCAGCACAGAGGCTCAAGCCATTGCCACAATTGCCGCAGGTCCCGATGTCATTGAAGTCGACGGTTTACCGCTCCTTGTAACGCCAGAGGGTAAGTGCGAAGTCGTCCAGGAACTTCTGAAAAAGCCAGTTCGCAAGGTTGGCTTTGACGTAAGACTGCGTCACATCACGAGTTTTATCGAATTCACGAAAGCTCATGCGATCGAAGGCACTGAAATCTTTCTGAGCGCAACTGGCGACATAGCTGCACGAGCTGTCATTGATGCGGCAACGTTCAGAGAGTACGGCGCGATCTACGTCCCAGCACAAACTCAGTCGTTTAAAGACTGGTTGCAAATGAACGGAGACAAGATGGACCAGGCAGAGTTTGCGCTCTTCATCGAACGCCATATCGATGACATCCACCCTGCCGAAGGTATGCCATCTGCAACCGACATTCTTACTTTCTGCTCGACTGTTGAAGACGCAAAGCGAGTTGAATTTAAGAAGTCAGTGAGCCTCCAAGATGGACGAGTTGAGTTGATCTACGCAGAGAAGAGCGACGAGGCGCGTGAACAAAAGCTTGCCCTCTTCCGTGAGTTCAGCCTTGCACTACGTCCTTTCTTGGATCGTGACCAGGCATATGCAATCACAGCCTCGCTCCGCTTCCGTATCAAAGATGGCCAAATCGTCTTCTGGTACGAACTCAAGGGCATCGAAGCCCTGATAGAAAAGCTCAGAGCTGACATCAAGACAGACTTGGAAACCACGGGGCTACCTGTCTACTTAGCAGATATCTAACCACCTTCCCCCGCTCGGCCTTGCCGTTTTTCAAACCTGCGGCGCTTCACCAGGTCGGGCGGGAAACTCTTTTTAAGGCTAAAAAAATGATCGAAATTTCACACGATTCAATCAGAGACAATCTGAAAAAGTTCATCAGTGACAATGAACCTGCACCAAACACCCCCGAAGGCGTTGCAGTTACTGCACTCATGATCGCCTCAAAACTTTTGCGAGAAAACAAAAAACTTGTAAAGAAGACTGAAAAGGCGATATTCGAGAGCGACATGCCTATCGAATCTAAGTTAATTCTGATGTTCCATATTCTTGCACTGATTGAATGCACACAACCTGCTGATAAAGACGAGGACGAAGAATGAAATACAGATTAAAAGACGGTCAGCTTCAAAAGAAGCTGGACACATTGAGCGAGGTTCACCAGTTCTCAGTTCGCCTTCAAACAACATGCGAGCGTCAATTTCGCGATCTATTCAATTACGTTCGAGTTGAATTCGGACGCGTTGCTATGATTTGTGGAAGCGACGCATTTACACACACGTTCTTTATTCTGAAATCCGACATCGAAGAATATGAAGAGTACAACCCGAAGACATGGAACAAGTTCCCTGAAGTCGAACCGCCTGAAGATGTATGGATGCGATGCGTTATGACAGACATTCATCACAACAACAGGATTGTTCGCGTAGGTGCGAAGTTTAGTGCTGGTGCGTGGCGTGACCACGAAGGCGTAGCTTTTGAACCTCGCTTCAGAGTAGATAAATTCAAATTTTGGGACGAGGAGGACGAAGAATGAAACTTCACTCAAGGACTGAAAAAGTCACCTTCTTCCTCGAAGAACTGTGCGAAATCTTCTGTAAGCAATGGATATTGTTAGGGCTCATTTCAATTGTTTGGCTCTCGATTATTGCTCAAAATGAGCTAAGCACATTCTTTGTTTTTTTCTTTGGTTTTCATACAGCGCTCACAGTAGTCCTCATAAGCACAATGGTCTACGAGGCCAAGCTAACAGCAAAGCTCCGTCATTGGTACAACGTTTCTCTCGTGAACAACGTCACTGGCCAGAAATACACGTTGGTTCTGCCGCCCACGGTTGCGCCTGACATCCGCTCGGTCGCACAGCAGATCAAGGGGCAGTTCTGACACGCGCCTCCTCCAGTACGCTTGGAGGAGGCCTGCTCAAGCCTTTTCGAGAGAGAAGGTTTAAGCAGGTTTTCCTGAGAACAACCTCGTACAATAAGAAAAGCCCCTAACGCAGTGCATTGCGCTAGAGGCTCGGTTAACCCTTATGACGAGGTATATATGGATAATACCCAAAATAACAATGAACAGGCAAGTCTGCCAAACTTCGATGCAATACGCCATCTGGACGATGACGGCAGGGAGTACTGGTATGCGCGTGAGCTCTACCCGCTCTTGGGATATAGCCGATGGCAAAGATTTCAGGCAGTTATTGAAAAGGCCAAGACCGCTTGTAAGTCTTTGAAAATTAACGATTCTGACCATTTTACCAACCTTGGTAAAATGGTCGATCTCGGAAGCGGCTCGTCTCGCGAGATTGATGACGTCGCCCTCTCCCGTTATGCCTGCTACCTGATCGTTCAGAATGGCGACCCGAGCAAGCCTGTCATCGCCGCTGGCCAAACTTACTTTGCGGTTCAAACGCGCCGTCAGGAACTCGCTGACGAAGAAGCCTTCGCTCAACTAGACGAAGACCAAAAGCGTCTGTTCCTTCGCAGAGAAATGAAAGAGCACAACAAGCGACTGAGCGATGCTGCGCACGACGCGGGAATCGTTGAGCCCAGAGACTATGCCATCTTCCAGAACCACGGATACAAAGGCCTCTATGGAGGGCTTAATCGAAAGGATATCCACGAACGGAAAGGCTTGAAAAAGAGTCAGGAGATCCTTGACTACATGGGGCACGAAGAACTGGCTGCAAACCTTTTCCGAGCGACCCAAACCGAAGCAAAACTCAGGCGCGAACACATCGTTGGCAAAAGGGAAGCAAACCAAACGCACTATTCCGTAGGTAAGGAGGTGCGAGAAACCATTAAGCGATTAGGCGGCACGATGCCCGAGGATCTCCCGACTCCTGCTAAGAGCATTAAACAGCTTGAACGTGAAGAAAAGAAACGGTTAGAACTTCCCGAAAAGAAGTAACAGTCAAACTTGCAACATTTGCAGCCCTCGGCTTAACCGCCGGGGGCTTTTTTTTATTGGAGCACCAATGGCAACACTTTCATTTAACCCAGACCTTCCACCAAAAAACGACAAGTCGCATGCACTGCAGTTGCATCCAGTGCGACGCAAGAGCACTGAATATCTGGACGACATTGCGGCCTTAGCGGCTAACCTGAGAAACCTTGGCGATAAGATCGAGAAGGCCGCAAAGAAGTTCGATGCACAGAGGAAGTCCGGCAAGGGCTATGAAGTTACGTGCATGGACAAGCATGCCATTGCGCTGCACGAACAGTCGATGAACCTTCAGAGATTGATCAAAGGGATGAAAGCATGATGCAGACAGTGTACGAAATGACGATAGACATGATTGCCAAGCACTACGGCCTCGACCATCAGCAGATGAAAACCATCGAGGAGCTGAGCGAGGCAAGTGCAGCAGTTGCACGTCACGTGACTGAGCCATGCGAGAACAACTTGAAAGAAATGGCCTCTGAACTCGCGGATGTGTGCATTCTGATTGATCAACTTTTTGTGCTACACCCTACTCTCAAAATGCACTTTGAAGATGCGAAGCGGTTCAAAGTAACCAGACAAATTAGAAGGATGATTAAAGATGCAGGATGGGAAAAAGATGACTGAACTCGAAAAGCGCATCGTTAATTTTCTTCAAAACGGTGGAACGCTCGAAGCAACGAAAGCCGCAGAACTTCTCGGCATATCAGTCTGCAAAGCATCGGGCATGATGCGACACTTGCACACGCAAGGGCACATCAAGCGATCGTCAGAAGGTCAACGCTATACGTACTACATCAGAGAAGACACTGTCGGCGACATGATGACGGACCTTGCCTGCCAGGCGTGCGGCATGAAGCCATACAGAGAAAAGCGAATCGTCGTTACGCGTGATGAACGCATCGATGATTTGCGCTCGATGATCTACGACATGGACCAGGACATGGTGCTCGACAGCGTCGAAGAAGGCTATGTTTACGGAGCTAAGCAAGCAGCTATCCGAGCTGACTGGCAGGACGCTCAGTGTCACCTTGCGAACCTTGAAGTTCATCTAAAGAACAAGCTCGACAAGGTCCACAAGATAACAGTTGAAGTTAAGCGAGAAGCAAGGAGAAAGAAATGACAAGTGCAAATGAACGCTACGAAGCTGCACGACAAATCATTGAAGAAGGACCATGCACATCAATCACAACAGTAGCTACGCAAGTTTTATGTGACTACTTCAGAATCACTCCAAAGACACTGCGAGTTTGGGTGCTCGATTGTCGTTTTCCTAGGGCAGTCCGCATCGGCCGCTGTAATGTCTGGCGACTCACTGACATCAGAAAACACATGCAAAAGGTCGCTCGTGCATAACTTTAAACCTCCCAGGGATCCGTCCTTGGGAGGCATTTTTTATTTAAAGAAAACGGGATTCAATCCTAGAAAAGCAGTACGCCCCAAACTCTTCCATCAGTGCGATACGTTCATCTAATTTATCTGTGCGTAGGTATGCCTGAGTAACTTTATCGCCAACCGCATGAGACAAAGCTTTCTCTGCTGCATGTATGTAGTTACTGCCCTTCGTGTCAGCGACCCAATCCAAAAAGGTGGAGCGCAAACCGTGCATGGTACAATCGTAGGCGGCGCGTAAGATCGTGATTGCAGGCGTACCTAACGCGATCGTCTTATTACCGGTTCGTCCAGGAAAGACGTAAGGTTTCTGACATGGCGTGCGAGGAATCTTCTTCACTCTATCCAAGCATGCCCACGTGTACTTGTTCATTGGTACTCGATGTTCAAACGGCTTGCCATCCTTTCTTCGCGCCGCCGGCATTCTCCAAAGATTCGTATCTTTATCAAACTCCTCCCACCTAGCAAGAACGAACTCTTCACAGCGTGAAGCAGTCAAACAACCGAAAACTACAGCGATACTCCCCACAGTATTCCGCTCCCACATATCTGCGATAAAGTCCGGTAACTCCCTCCAATGAATCGTCCGATGTGGCGTTATAGTGTGAACCCTTGAAGGCGGCGGTAATGACAATGACAAATTTCCACGCCATAACGCAGGATTGTCTCCCTCATAAAAACCCTTCGACTTACACCAGTCAATGATGGCAACAGCTCGACCTATCACCTTCGTGGCCGTTGAGTTCTTCGTCCACCAAATAGGCTTGAGCATATTAATAAAGTGATCCCGTGTGAGTTCCTTTACAGGGATATGCCCGATTTTTGGAAGCATGTGGGTAACGATAGTCGCTCGCCAGTGCTGTTCTGCCTTGGTGCTTCTCCACGCTTTGACCTGAGCAATGTCAGCAAGCGCCTCTTCCCATACCTCGGAAAATAGCGGCCCCTGATCAACTTCCTCTTCGTGCTTTTCACGACCAAGTAAACGGTCGAGACAAAGAACAGGGTCTCCACCAGAAGCCATATCTTTCTTCAATTGAAAAACTAGGTCACGTGCCCCCTGAAGATTTAGAAACCTTGCGTCACCAAGCGTCAAGACTTTACGTTTTTTGTTTTGCTGAAATCTAAGGATCCATGCACGAGCGTCCCCCTGCACACGACAGTAGAGACCTTCTCCGTATGAATGCCAACCCTGTGATAAATCAGCGATTTTCTTCACTCTCAT